GGCGTCAAATTCGGCATTCAAAAAGGCTCTCGAAACACTCGTCGATGAGGGGAAAATCACCCGCGTCAATGATGGTCTTTGGAACGATAGAGTGCAAAAAGAGCAAGTCTACCTCTCAGAAAAGTCAGAGGTAGGATCACGAGCAGCGAATGCACGTTGGAATAAAAAAGATAATGAAAACAATGACAGTGATAATGCGGGCGCATTGCCAACGCAATACGAAGGCAATGCCAACCAGAAGCCAGAAGCCAGATATATATCTACTGACGTAGATATAAAGGAAACGCGCGAGCGCGATTTCGCTTCTGAATTCGAAAACGAATTCTGGCCGATTTATCCGAATAAAGTCGGAAAGCCTGTCGCTCGTGCTGCATTCCTCAAAGCCAGAAAAAAAACCGATCTCGAAACCATCATGGATGGCCTTCGTCGATACATCGCAAAAACCGATGATCGGGCGTGGTGCAATCCGTCAACATGGCTGAACCAAGAACGTTGGGGCGATGCTCCGGCGCAAGTTCCTCGTGGCTCATCACCGCCGGGGCGGACTGGCCCTGTGATGATGGCAGACCTTACCGGCGCTCTGATGCGCCAGATGACAGACAGGCGAGACGATGAACGAGATAGCGAAAACCGATCCACGATTGAAACCAGCTACTCCGGTGGAGATCACGGAACACCTGCACCAGCTTTTCGCCTCACTGCCCCAGAAGGGCGGCGATGATCCTGTTGCTGTTCTCAAGGGCTACACCATCGCCATTCAGGGCTATCCCGAATGGGCTGTCGGTAACGTGGTTCGGGCATACATTCGCGGCACAGTTCCAGGGCAAAGCAAGCAATTCTGCCCCAAAGCTCCAGAGTTTTCAGCTGCTATCCGCAAAGAACTTGATCCAGTCTATTCCGAATTGAACAACGAGCGGGAAAAAGCGAAATCCCGCGCTGAAGTGGTCAATTTCCGCAAGACACAGGCACCTGAGCGGGCGGAAGTGCCAAAGGGTGCGGTGCTGGAAACCAACGTCGATCATCTGGGCTGGATGGATCGCTGCAAGCGCCGTGTGCATCCTGCCGGGTCGATCTGGATAGCCAAGACCGGAACCGTTTATGCGCCTGCCAAAGCACAGACCGCAGCTCCACAGAAAAATGACGATAAAATCCCTTGGTAATCGCCTTTCTCGCTTCTCATCAATTCACGTAATTTCCCGGATTTTCACATGGCTACGCGAAACAAAAACCAGAAATACCTGAGCATTGGCGATATTTGCGAGCGATATGGCGTAACACGCCGCACCGTTCACAACTGGCGCAAGCTCGACAAATCATTCCCGGAACCAATCGAAATATCTGGCCGCTCGTATTTCAGCGAATACGCGCTCGATAAATGGGATGCAGCTCGTGGCGGTATTGATCCTGATCTCGACGGACGAATTCACGGACTGCAACCAGTATCTGGTGTGATTACCGATTATCAGCAGTTTATCGATGCAATGGTCAAGCGTCGGGCCGATCTGAACATGTCCAGCATGGAGCTTGATGCACAGTCCGGCATGCAGGAAGGTTATGCATCAAAGCTGGAGAACTATGGCCGACCACAAGGCCGGGGAATGGGTCCAGAAACGTTTCCGTTGTGGCTTGGCGGCGTTCGTGTGGGGATTGTGCTCGTCGATCTGCCGCGCAGACCTCGTAAGAAACAGGCCGATGTGGTATGAATCGCTTAAGCGGTGCAAGTAGCAGGCGGTCAGATTCCAACTGATTGCCGGGAGGTGCAAATCCTCTCACCACTCCAAATTCGAGGCAGCGCCTCAACCCAATGTGAAATGCCGGAACTGAACTTGGTAATGGGTATCCGCCAAAGAACCTTTCATGAGGGCGCGGACTAAGCAGCACGTAGCGGCCAGCATTTCACAGATTAAACTGTATTTTCAGCCTCGGTTCGCCGGGGCTTATTCATTTGGGTCAGTACCACGCTCTCCCATCTGGATTGCAATTGCTGCCTCAACAAGCGCTTTAGCGGCCTCTACTCTGTCCCATCCTGCCGCTTCAGCTTCGTCGAGTGCTTCGACGATCTTACCGGCAACATCTTCCTGACATTCCAGTTCACGGTCAGAATAATCGCCCTGGTGTTTTGGCCCACGCATGTCTGATCTCCTAAGAGGTTATCACCCTGATGTCACTTGAACGTAAAGTTGCGCTAAAGATGTCAACAGCATAGCGCTGTTAAAAGTATGTTTTGATGCAAATTTCTTGACGGCCTCCAGTTTACTCAATCGCTCAACTGTCTGTTCCTTGGTCTCGCCAGCCTTGATGGACAGTTCCATCTCCGCTTTCATCAGGTCAACCAATTCCCCGGGGAACTCGAGCTTGTCATTGATCTGGAATGCAATACCGTTTCTCTCAAAGTCCGTATTCGTAATGTCAAACTTCACATTACTGCTTGCTGATATGCCGACCGTGTTATCAGAAAACTTTCCACCAACGATCTTAACGTTTGTCATGATTTACCCCTCGTTTCTCTCAAACAAAATATACAACTATGGCGTCACATGTCCAATCATCTTGATCTCAACTGGTACTGTGGGGATTATGCTGAGCGACAACCAGTCGAATTGCACATTAAGCGCCACAGCTGCACATGCCAGACGATAGCGCTGCATGACTGCCTCATCAATTGGCGCTTTGGTCGAACGGTTAACACCGGCCTCAATATCCGCAATGCTGGACTGTGAGAAGCCCGTCAGTTCGGACAGTTTCGACCTGGACATATGCATGATGTTCTCGCGCCACCATTTGCAGCGGATATGATCAGGCGCGTCTTTGGCTGGTGGAATGTTGTCTGTCACGTCTTCTGGCTCTGTTTCGTGGATTTCTCCGGCCATTATCAGCACTCCGATTGATTGCGCAACGCTTGCCCGGTATAAGGGTTAATCCTTTTGCGAGGATCGCTCTTTAATGAGCAAACCCCGTCACGCTGGCAAAACGTGACGGGGTTTTTGTATGCCAAGCATTCGGGAAACCGCCCCGTGAGGCGGAAACCGGAAGGCTTAGTGCGCGTAAGCTTTGGCGCGGCGTCGGGCCGCTTCTGCCTGCGTTTTCTTGATGAGATGGCGACCTTCCGACGTCTGCCGACCGTCGCGAACCATCATCCTGATCTGCCGGATATTCGAAAGGATGAAGTATCGGGCGTACTGGTATTCATGTAGAGCGTTGTTCATTTGCGTTGCTCCCAACTCGTTTGTTGATCAATAGCCAGCCCACACGCGCAGTGCTGCGAATGTGCCGTCCCACGTTCCTGCGTTGGAGCAGAGCTTGCCTGCCTTATCCGTGTATTCGTCCCTGACCACGATTGTTCCGTTGCCGTTGTCACGTACGAACCAGTCGTGTTGTGCGGCCCATGCGATTTGTTGTGCGTTCATGATTGTTCTCCGTTTTGCGAGGTTAAAGGCCGCTGGCATCGGCCTGTGTCCTAAGAAAACAGCATCATTGCACTGCCGTCAAGGGCTTTTCTTGCATTAAATGCAAATAATATATCTATTGCTATGCATATATCGCACAATCTGCCTTCTTATTCCCCGGGCATGAATCACCCAAGAACTCAAAAGGGTGACTTTGCATTAAATGCAAGATTTTGGGGTGTATCTTTTGTGCAACGAAAATCCATCCACAGACGCACCATTGAAATCATTGCGCTTTTCACCTGTGCTTTGCGTGCTTTTCCGCCTCCACGTAACGCTTCGCGCGGACACACCCTTCCTGCAATCACAGAGCACTTCGAACAACCGATTGAGCCGCGACATCCATGACTGCACCGAAGCAAACCCGATCAAGCTACGCTCTCGCAGCACAGAAAGCCGCTTCTCGGATGAAAAAAGAAAAAAAAGCGGTCAAGTTAACACCTCGCATCAAGACTGCTGTCGAGCTTATGGTCTTCGAGGCCAAGACACGCCGCGATGCAGCTCAAGCCGTTGGTATCTCTGATGAAGCAATGCGTCAGGCCCTCCTCCGTCCCAGTTGTCTTGCTTACATGAATGAGCAGATTGAGGTGTTACGAACTGGAGCGCGCCCTCAGGCATTGAACGCCGTGATCTCTCTGATGGAGAAGTCGTCGAGTGACCGCGTGAAGCTGGATGCAGCCAAATACATCGATGGCATGGACAGAACAGTCCACACAGTCGGCGCTTCAACCGTGAATGTGCAGGTGAACAACAACACCAAGGTTGAGACAGCAGGATACGTGATTGACCTGTCTGAGTTTGGCCGCAAACCACAGGCCGAAAGCGCTCACCAGATTGAGCATCTGGGCGATGAACATGCTAAGCCCTTGAGTTTGCAGCGGGACGTTCTGCCTGATGAGTGAAGAACGCGCACCCCGTACCCCCTTTTGTCTGGTTTTCGGGGCTTCGAGGGGTGGCCCCCAAAAATCGCGGGCTGAATCTCCAGTCCACCCTCACACACGATGTTTCCCCTTTCTAAAACTCGCTTCCAATTTTTTTCAACCAGTCTGGAGTTTTCGAGATGCGTAAGCTGATTGGTCTTGCATCTGCTGTGACGTTTGCAGTTCTGGCTAACACTGGATTGTGCAAATCGGCCCCGAAGCCAGTTCGCCGGGGTGAGGTTGATTTGAGTTCGCCATACATCCCGCCTGCACCAAAAAAAATGACTAAGGCTGAAAAGCTGAATGTTGCAGATCGTGTAGCGGCAGCTGAAATCAAGCGCGCTCGTAAGGCTGCGCGGTTCGATGCGCTTGTCGCCAATGGTTCAATACTGGCGGCTCGATAATGGTCAAACATCTCGCGCTTCTGGTCTTCATCGGTCTGGCATCTTGTGCCGTGCCTTATCAGCGTCATTGCGGATTTGCTGATTATCTCAGCGACAGCCGGTGCAAGTAGGTGGTGCATGGTTGAGCTGACGAACATCATCAGTCTGGGCCGCGATCATACGTTGCGTGATATCGCGGCAATGATGCGTGACATGGCCGACAAACTTGAGCGGGGCGAAGAAACTGCAAATCAGGTTGTCGTCATGATCCCGCGAGAAACTGCGGTCGATGTGTTTTTGTGGGGCGATCATCTCAACCAGTACGAAGTCATCGGCGTCCTTGAGACGGCGAAGGCGATGTTTGTGAATTGCGAGGTCGAGCGGACATGAGCGAGATCATCGAAAAAGCACCTCTCCCCACGATTGACCGCGACGAGCAAGGTCGAAAGATTTATCGTCCAGGCGGTCGGGTGCTTGCGGAATACATCGCCGATCGGTCGCACGTTTCTGTGGTTCGTGGCTCGATTGGTTCCGGCACATCATCGGCATCGATCATGAAGATGCTTGCGATTTCGATGGAGCAGCGGGTTAATCCAGATACCGGATTGCGCCACACCAGATGGTGTGTGGTCCGCAACACCTTCCCTGATCTGAAAAACACGACAGTCAAGACGTGGCTCGATTGGCTGCCCGAAGAACAGTATGGCCGGTTTTATTGGGATCGTCCGTTCCGGCATTTGATCCGTGTCGGTGACATGGACATGGAAATTTACTTCATCGCGCTCGATAGCCCTGATGATGTCCGCAAGATGCGCTCGTTTGAAGTGACCGGCTTCTGGTTCAACGAGCTCGAATTCATCGACAAGGACATCGTTGACGAAGCGGAGTCGCGAACTGGCCGTTATCCGGCGGTGAAGGATGGCGGTGCGACATGGGATGGCGTGATCGCTGACATGAACGCGCCGCGTGAAGATCACTGGATCCCGCTTATGATGGGCGAAGTTCCGCTTCCAGATAATTGGACCGAGGAAGAACGGCTTTCATATCGCAAGCCCGATAATTGGGGTTATTTTGTTCAGCCGCCTGCAATGCTCGAGGAGCGCGACGGCTCCGGTACGCTGACCGGCTACAAGATGAACCCGCTCGCTGAAAATATCCGATGGCTGAAGCCGGGGTATTACGAGGAAAAGATCAAGGGCAAATCGAAACAGTGGATCGATAGTCGTGTCTTGAACAAGATCACTGTCTTCGTCGATGGTAAGCCGGTCTGGCAGCAGTTCAGCGAAGAAACACATGTATCGAAAACGCCGCTTGATCCTATTCCGGGCTGGCCGATTTATGTCGGCCTCGATTTCGGGCGTAATCCGGCAATGGTTGCGGGACAGTTGGTCAATGGTCGCTGGCGCATTTTCGCAGAGCTTACCGCGCGCGATGCTGGTGCATCGTTGTTTGCGCCACAGGTTTCGCGGCTTCTGACACAACGGCTCGGAGAATGGTCGCCTGTTCGCGGATCAAATCGATCGACATCGACGGACGGTTTTCAGGTCGAGTTCTATGGCGATCCGAAAGGTGCAGACGGAACGCAAGCCGATGAACACACGGCATATGACATTTTCCGTAACGAAGGTATGCCGGTCGAACCTGCACCGGTGAAGAACAACCATATCCAGACACGTATCAACGCCGTCGAACATGCGATGATCACGATGGTGAACGGTTCACCGCGCTTTGTGGTCTGCGGTACGAATTGCCGGACGCTGAAAGTTGCTTGTGCCGGCGGTTATCACTTCGCCCGCCTCAAAGGTACGGCAAACCACAAGGATACGCCGGAGAAAGATCGCTATTCCGACATTGCCGATGCGCTGCAATACATGATGCTCGGCGCCGGTGAAGGCCGGGCAGCTGTTGGCCGCGAACATCGCGGATCGGGACAGCCAGTTTCAACGAATATCAGACCAAAAACGAGGCGGCGCGGTGGTTTCTGACGACGGATTTTTGCTTTCAGAGTGCGAACCAACAGAATGGTTCGTGGTTTTTCACCGGGAATCGCTCCGGCCATGGGTTCGTTTCTTTGCTTGTGGCCGATATCGGCATGTTTCCGCGTTTGGCCGCGTTCCATGGTCTGGCGATTGGGTTTTTTATGACTTCATGACTGCCCGGACCCGCATTTTAATGGTCCCGGACGAAAAGTCCGACGCGATCCTCGCCCAATACGCAAAAATGGGGAAAATCGTGCGGATGCCTGCGCCTGATCCCGTCGATAGCGGGGTCAAACTAAAGCTTGGTCTTTGGTGCGTCACTTCTGTCGCCCATCTGCTCGGTTTGCGCACCTGTGCTTTGCGCCCGGACACCCTTCTTCGCCATTGTCTCGCCAACGGTGGAACAATCGTAGTGGATGATGTTGATGAAAAAGCCAGAAGAAGACCCAGCGCTGAAGGCACAGGAAGAACAGTCGAGGCTGGAGCAGATTGAAGCGCTTCAACAGGATGTAACCCGCCGAACGAACGATTCTCAGCGCCGCTATGGCGCACGTAGTTCGTCAGCACCTATCCTGCGCTGATTAACATGGCGAAGAAACCTGAACAGGAAAAAGCCGATAAGGCTCAAAAAGACCTTGAAAGAGACGCCTTGTCTCGGCTTCAGTGCGCGCGTGGTCAGAAAGACCTCGTCGAGAAAGATTTGCAGGAGTCGTACTTTTTCACTCGTCCGCGTTTGTCCCGTCAGGTTTCGTCGCGATCTGCCCCTGCCCGCAAAGTCGAAGATGTCGACGATCTGGCTACAGGTATCGGCCCCGAGGTCAGCGAAGATTTTGCGACCGAAGTCATTTCGGCCTTTTTCCCGCAGAACGTGCCATGGGCGCAAAGCAGCGTTGATGCTGCAATTCTTGAAGGTATCGAGAAAAACAGTCCTGAAATGCAGGATCTCGAAAAAGAGCTTCCTGTATATGATGCGATGATCTTTGCGGCGATCAACGCCTCAAACTTCAACGCCGAGTTGGCAACCTCCCTTGATCCTGATGCGTCTCTCGGAACTATTGGCTGGTGGATCGATGCACCCGGCGGTGGTCGGCCTTATGAGGTCGAGCACGTTCCGACACGGGAGCTGGAATTCAACATTGGCCCAAAGGGTGACATCGATGACCGCTTTCGTGTTCGTCATGTCGAAGCTGGAAAAGTTCGCGCCGTCCTCCCAGACACTCCGCTGCCAGCGGATGTTGAGCGCAAAATCTCACAGGCTGCAAAGACCAAGATCGAGATAGTTTGGTGCTTCTGGCGTGACTGGTCAAAGCCGCATGACAACGATTATATCCATGTGATCCTCGTCGATAAGAAAATCGTCCACAGCACCACGCTACACGGACTCGGCTCATTGCCTTTGATCATCGGGCGACTTTCGCCCGACAAGTTGCACGCATGGGGCAATGGTCCGGCAATCAAGTCGCTTCAGGAATTCCGTGTTCTTGATGTGATTACCGCAGCAACACAGGATCATGTTGACCTGGCCCTTTCTCCTCCATTTGCTTATCCCGATGACGGGATCATGAATTTTGAGGGTGGGCTCGAATCCGGCAAAGGATATCCGAAGCGTCCGGGCGCTCGTGGTGAAATAGAACGTCTGTATTTTGGCGGTGATGCCGATCTCGGATTTTACACGGTTGCCGATCTGGAAAAGAAAGTCCGCCGCAAGTTCTTTGCCGATTATCCTGAACAGCGCGGCGACACCCCGCCATCTGCAACGCAGTGGATGGATGAGATGGTTCGATCTCAGCGCCGCATCGGCACGCCGGGCCTGAAATTCTGGCGCGAAGGTCCTTATGAGATTTTCCGCCGATTTGAGTTCCTTCTGACAGCCGACGGGAAGCTCTATCCGATCGAGATCAATGGCAATAAGATCACGATCACACCCAACAACCCCGCAACACAGGCACAGGACGCCCAAAAGCTTCAGACAGCCGGCAATCTGCTCAATGCGATCAAGGGATATTTCCCGATGACTTCGCAAGCTGCCATCGATGAAATGAAAACCATCGAGAATATGAAGCGCTTGAGCAAGGACGAAGTCATTTCACTTCGCGATCCGAAAGAGGCGCAGCAGCTTGTACAGCAGATTTTGACACAAGCAGCCGGTGCTGGAGGTGGCGACGATGGCGCGGCGTAATCTCACAGAAGAAGAAGTTCAGCAGTCCGTTCAATGGATTTTCAAACAGCGAGAATCCCGCGCATTCCTCGAATTCCTGCAATCGACGCTTGAAGAAGTCGGCCCGCCTGAGACCTGTGCTTTGCACGCTCACAACGGTCGCCGCACATTCGCGTCAGATTTGATCAACGCAGGAATGAAGGGATTGGGTAGCGATGGACCCGAAACTGACAATGAACGAAGAACAGGCAAAGCAGTTTCAATCAAGCGCGCGAGCAGGCGGCATGGCCCGGCTGGCCGGTAGTGTTGCATGGGGTGCGACCATGTTCGGTCCAAAACCCTTTTTTGCTCCTGAAGGCGATGCGCCTGCTGCTCCTGCCGCTCCTGCTCCGGCACCGTCTGGCGAAGTTCCCGCAGCACCAGCCGCTCCAGAAAGCCAGCCAGAAAAACCTGTCCGCCCCGAATATCTCCCTGAATCTCTTTGGGACGAAAACACCGGGTTCAAAGCTCAGGATTACAACGATCTCGTGGCCTTCAAGGCTGATCGCGATGCGGCACTAGCGCAGGTTCCTGACAGTGCTGACAAATATGAAGCCCGACTTCCAGCAACGTTTAAGCTGCCGGAAGGTGTAGCGGAGGGCGAATATACTCTCGATACCAACGATTCCCGTATTTCTTTGCTGCGTGAAGTCGCCCATTCAAAACAGTGGTCACAAGCTGATTTCGAACAGGTTCTCGCTATGGGAATCGAGATGGATATCGCTCAGGGTAAAGAGATGGCTGAAGCCGCTGCTGGTGAGCGTGAAAAGCTTGGCTCCCGCGCCAAAGAGCGCGTTACTGCTGTCACCACATTTCTTGAGGCCAAGATTGGCAAAGAACTCGCCGGAACACTTCGCGGCATGTTGTTCACCGCCAAGCAGGTCGAAGCTTTCGAGGCAATTCAGCGCCTCGTTCGAGGAGACGTGCCGGGGAACCCCGGCGCTGGCCGCGATGCCAAGACTACAGAACTTTCTGATGAGGAATATCAGAAGCTTTCATCAACCGACCGGATCAACTACGCGCGCGGAATAATGCCCCGTTCGCGATGATCGATTGCTGAGGATTAATACCAATGGCAGCCATTACCCTTCCAGAATATGCAAAGGGTCTCGAAAAGAGCAGCATCGAGCGTCCGCTCATCGAGACCTTTGCCGAACACTCTGACATCATCCAGGCACTTCCGTTTTCCGGCTTTTCCGGCGGTTCGTATGAGGGCTATCGCGAAACCGATATCGGTACCGCGCAGTTCCGTGCGATCAACGAAGGTGCAAGCGAATCTCAGGGTAAGATCGCACCGTTTCAGGAAACCAGCTTTCCTATCGACACCATTCTGAAGGTCGATAAGGCCATCATTCGTCGTCATGGCCCTGAACGCCGTGCGCGCGAAGAATCCATGCAGATGAAGCGCCAGTCAACGCTGTTCACTGACACTTTTATCAACGGCGACAACAAGTCAAACCCGAAAGAATTCAACGGGATCAAGGCGCGTGCAACAGTTGCAAACGGCCGCCGTATCCGTAATTCGACCGCTTCGGGTGGCGCCGCATTGTCTCTTGCCGCACTTGATGAAGCAATCGACAACACAGCTAATGCCACGCACATCATCATGAACCGCGCACTGAAGCGCCGGTTTATTGGTGCAATGCGTGATACCACACTCGGCGGTTTCATCGCTCAGACCCGCGATAGCATGGGACGTCCAGTCACCAGCTATAACGATCTGCCTATCCTGACCGGCTATCCGAAGGATCGCCACAGCGAAATTCTGCCGTTCAGTGAAGTCGGTGCAGGTGGTGGTGCCGCTCAGACATCCTCGATATTTGTTGTGTCTTTCACTGAAGAAGGCCTTCACGGCATTCAGCTGACTGATATCCAAGCAACCGATCTTGAGCTTCTCCAGCCAGATAACGTGTTCTACGGCACAAACGTCTCTTGGGACGTGGGCATTGTCGATGACAGCGACTTCTGCCTGACCGCCCTGGATTCGATTACCAACGCGGCCATCGTCAAGTAAGGCGGACCGACTTTTGTGAACAAGGCCGGGGGTAACCCGGCCAAATCTGACAGGAGATGGCTATGGGCCAGCGGATTTTTAATCAGGACCTTGAGCTTATTTTCAAGGATGCAGGTGCAGTTACCGCAGACGGTGCTGCAACTGTTGGCGGATCGGCAAAGATCATCAAGACTGGTGCCGGTCGCTTTGAAGCTGTGATGTTGATCGATGTGTCGGCTCTCACAGTTGGTGCTGACAATGCTTACAACATCGTCATTCAGGGCAGCAACACTGCTGACTTCTCTGGTGCCAAACAGAACCTCGCGGTTCTCGACCTTGGCAATACAGCGGTTCGTGCAGGCGGCGCAATCACATCATTGATCGGTCGCTACGAAGTCCCATTCACCACCGAAGTGAACGATGTCGTTTACGACTACGTCCGTGTTTACACCGACGTGACCGGCACAACCCCATCGGTGAACTTCAAGGCTTGGGCTTCCACGAAGTACTAACAGAGGGGCGCTCAAAGCGCCCTTTCTCTAAGGAGATACGAGAATGCCAGAAGTCAGAACGATCTATTTCAAAGGTGATGGCAAGGCCTATACACTTGCCGCAATAGACGCCAATCGCGCACTTCGTGAACATTCGGATGAGTGGAGCGAACAGCCTTGGGCCAAGGCATCAAAGCCAAAAGCTGACGATGAAATTGCTGCCAAGGCTAAAGCGGAAGCCGAGGCTAAGGCCAAATTAGAAGCTGAAGCCCACACAAAAGCTGATGCGGAAGCTAAGGAGAAGGCCGAAGCGGATGCGAAAGCAAAGGCTGACGCGGAAGCCAAGGCATCACAGAATAAAAGCTGACGCAACGCGGCTTTTCACCATCGCGGCACGCGTTGCACAGAGGGACCGGGGGTTAATCGCCTCCGGTCCTTTTGCGTCCGGCCCTGTGCTTTGCTAGCCTTTAATTCCTCCGCCAAATTCGGCGCATGGACAAGCTCACTGTTATCAACAATGCCCTGATCGCTACCGGCAACAACCGCGTAAATACGCTTTACGAGGGGTCGGACGAATATGTTGTCGCTGATACGGCGTTTGATGCTTCCATCAAGCTGCTGTCATCAATGCATACATGGCCGTTTGCGACCACTATCGAAAAGCTGGTTCGTGCGCCGGATGCGGAAAACAAGTCCCGGCATTTCCCAGAGAATGCATTCCGCATTCCTGCTCCGCCACAGGTTCTGCACGTCAAAGAAATCTATTACCAGAATGTACTGCTCGTTGATTACGAGATCATGGGCTTCGTTCTGAGTTGCCACTACTCCGACGATATCTATGCCAAAG